CTCAACTGCAAAGATACGGCAGTTTTTCTTTTCCGCCAAAGATATAAGTAAGTAAATAAGTAATTTTAACTAAAATTTGGCAGTTATGGCAGAAAAGAGCACTAAAAACGGAAAATATGCAGTCAGGGAGTTACCCGCTTTGCGAGCAAAGATTAACCGGGAGTTCCTGATTAGATTGCAGCCCAAGAACGGCAAAAGCCAGTTAGTAGGCTTTACCCGTCTTTGCCTTATGATTGGCGACCTACACGCCGAGCATTACGCAAAGAAAGCGTTAAGCAGCATGGCCGACGTGCCTTGCTTTAACCTCAAAGGCCAACAGGCTATGCGCTTAGTGTTCTTTCCCCGGTAAGCAACAAACCAAACAAGTAACGCAATGGAGATAACAGCAACAAAAGTAACAATGGAGCATTTACGGAGTATTCCGATGGGTGAGAGCATGGCAATTAAGTTGCCTAACGCCGACGCTTGCAATAACGGTAAGACGTTGGCCTATCAGAATCAGTACGGCATGGGCTGCAAGTTCAGCGCAAGCACGGACTACAAAAGTAACACGCTAACGCTAACAAAGAATCCGGCATGCTAATCGACAAACCGATAGTAAACCCTGATGGCCTGTATAACCAAAAGCAGACCGCCGCCGCTCTACACATAGACCGGCACACCGTAGCCCGTTACGAGGCCGACGGAATTATTAAGTTTCGCACCCGTAAGGCAGGTAAGGCAAAGGTTACTACCGGGGCCGATATTATCAAGTGTTGGCAAGGAATGTACACAATTAAATAACTAAGATTATGGCACAGATTGTAATTACCGTTGCGCTATCCGCGCTTTGCATCGTTTCGCTTATCATAGTGGCAAAAGACATTAAGACGATTGCCGAAGAAATGGGGGGGGAGTAAAGTAATATGGCAAGGTACGACCCCAATACGGAAAGGTTAGGTAGTCAGGCAATGGCGTTGCAGCGCATGGCCAAGATTTACCCCGATACCTACAAAAAGGTATGCGAGAAAAGGCAGATACACGCCTGTTTGTACAAACTACCCGTAGAGAAATTCGATGAAATATGCGTTGAGGCTTTACGCGGTTTGGTTAAAGAGGGAATTTGCAAACGTATTAGATAACTTTTAAGCACTATTAGTTATGAAAACAGATTTTTGTATTAGCGTACAGGTCAATATCGGAGTAACGCCCGAAGTCGTGCAGCTTGTTACGGCTATCCTGACCAAGCAACCGACGGCGGTAGTAATACCGGCCCCGTCAAGTGAACAACCACAGCCCGAAGCCGAGGCCCCAACGCCCGCACCGGCGAAGAAAGGACGCGGTAAGGCTAAGACCGCCGACGCGCCCGAAGCACCCGCCGAGGAATCAGCACAGGCACAGGAGGCCGCGCCCGCCGCCGATGCAGCCCCGGAAACCGAAGAGCCGCAACCCGAAGCACAGGCAGAGGGCAAGGAACTTACCGAAGAGGACGTAAGGGCCGCAATGGATAAGACGCGCCGACGCATTGAGGGCGAGGACTACAAGAACAACACCGACGGCGAGGGCTATAAGAAGTATCACAAGCAACTTACGGCCACGTTTAAGAATATCGCCGCCCTGTTAGGTAGCGATAAGCCCAGCACCCTACCCGCCGACAAACGCGCCTCATTCATTCAGCAATGCGACGAACTGATAGTAGAGAACGGAGAAATAACCACTAAAGTACCGTACTGATATGCCCGGAGTACACGCTATATTAAGCCCAAGTGCAGCCCACAGGTGGATGAATTGCACCGCCGCGCCCCGGTTGGAAGAAAAGGCCGAAGATAAGGGCAGCACCTACGCCGAAGAGGGTACGTTAGCGCACGCCTATTGCGCCCTGAAACTGAAAGAGTTTTTGGGCCGCGATACGTCAGGCGAACACGCCGAGATAGACGAACTTAACGAGAAGTACCACACCGGCGAAATGGACGAGTACACAGATACGTACTTTACTATCGTCATGGAAAAGTACAATGCAGCCCGCCAAAAGACCCGCGACGCGCAGTTGTTGGTAGAGGTACGTTTGGACTTTTCTAAGTATATCCCCGATGGCTTTGGCACAGGCGACGCTATGATTATTGCCGATGGCTGTTTGGAAATTATAGATTTCAAATACGGCAAAGGCGTTAAGGTTAGCGCAGTCGAAAACCCGCAAATGAAGATTTACGCTTTGGGAGCATACGAGGCGTACAACTTTGAATATAACATAGACCGGGTTAAAATGACTATCGTACAGCCGCGTATAGATAATCTTTCAGAGTTTGAACTATCCGTAGCAGATTTGGAGGCATGGGCTACCAACGAACTTGCACCCAAGGCGAAAGAAGCCTTTGGCCCCGACGGTAAGCAGTTACCCGGCGAATGGTGTCAATTCTGCAAGGTTAAGGCACAATGCAAGGCGTTGGCCGCTACCTGTATCAAGACAGCCACCGAACACCCCGACCCTAAGTTAGTCAGCATCGAGGAAATGGCTACTATCATTTTGCCACAGATAGCCACTATTAAGACATGGCTAACAGGTATCGAGGAATACGCACTACAGCAAGCCTTAGACGGTACGAACTATCCGGGCTATAAGATTGTGGCCGGGCGCAGTATTCGTAAGATTACCGACCCCGAAGCCGTGATGAAACTTTTAGAGGATAACGGCTTTGCCCGCGATACCTTTGTAAAGCCAACGGAACTACGTACCATTACCGACCTTGAAAAGTTGATTGGTAAGAAACGCTTTGGCGAGTTGTGTAACGACTACATAGAGAAGCCGCAGGGCAAACCGACGTTAGCCCCGGAGAGCGACAAACGCCCGGCTTTCAATGCAGCGGCAGACGATTTTAGCGGTATTGATGTATGATTGTCAGGCTACGAGTTAGTAAGGTAGAGCAGGTAGTTTGCAATAACTACACGCTACAGGTTGAGCCGGAGGCGTTGACCCAAATGCTTTCAGACATACCGACCAACGACTTACGCCAGATACTAAGAAAAGTAAAACCCTTATAAACAAGTAATATGAGAAGTAAGACAGCAAATTGGTTTATCCAAGCGTACATTAGTGGTGAGTTTGAGATAATCGACATTAGCCGGGCGGCGTTTAAGGAAATTTTCTTTAGCGACGAAGAGACAGCCGACAGATGGTATAACGCCAAATTGGAGTTTATCACCATAGACGAAAAGACCGAAAAGGAAAAGCGTAGCGCAGTTGTTTACTTAGTCCAGGCAGGAACTTTCGACAACGCCCTGAAAAACGTAAACGAGGTTATGGGCGGTACGATGATAGACTACGTAACGGCCAAAATCGAAGAGACTAAGTTAATGGACGTTTTCGAGTACGCCAAGAAAGAGCAGGCCGAGAATGCGAGTTAGAAAACCTATATGATTATCGGGCAAAACCTATATGATTATCGGGCAAAACCAATATGATTTTATAAACCCATTAAACAAGTTACACAATGGAAAAGTATTTATTTACCCCCCCCATGAGCGAGTTAAGGGAAATGGAAGTACCCGCTTTGCTCAAAATGCGTCAGGACATCCGCGCAAAACGAGACGAATTTAGGTTGAGCGTCAACCAGACGGCAACCGAGTTGCAAACCAGAATCCGCAGAGAGCAGATAATCGAGCGTTGTAATTTCGATATGCGCCTTAACGAATTGAAACGCCGACTGAAAGAAGAATCTTACGGCGCACCTGTTGGCAGAATCGCAATAAGCGACATTAGCGACGAAATTTCAAAACTGAAATTCGACTACAACCTCAAAGCGGAGGAACAAAACAACGAAATCCGCAAATCTGCAAACGACCGCATGAGGCAGTTAGCAAAAATCCAACTTGACTACGAGAACGCGGAAATAGATATTTGCAAGGCCATCCGAGAAAAAGACGGTTTCAGAGAGTACGGATTAGGCAACCAAGCATTTGTAAGAACCGCAAACGGTAATGCAGACGCACAAGAGTAAGGAACAACGCCGGAGCCAGTTAGTGAGGCTTACAGCAATCGCGTTAGGGCTATACATGAGGGCAAGAATGTACGGACTTTCAGGCGAGAGCGAACTAAGCAGACACAGACGGTTAGGCAAAGCATTACAAGAGTTAGACAACAATTAAGTATCATTTCAAAAAAAGTAAAGTATGATTACACCACAAGTTAAAGAGAACAAGGTAATTTTTGGGCCGTGCCGTTTGTCGTACACCCATGTTTTCAACCGCTACAATCCTGATGGCGACCAGGCCGATGGTAAGTACATGACTAACGTACTTATCCCCAAGGATGAAAAAGAGACCATCGAGGCCATTAACAAGGCTATTGCCGAGGCCAAGAAACAGGCTATCGTCAGCAAGTGGGGAGGCAAAGAGCCTAAGAAGTTGGATATGCCACTACGTGACGGCGACGAAAAGGACGATGAAAACTACGAGGGCCATTTGTTCGTAAACGCCAAGAGCAACACGCGCCCCGGCATCGTAGACCGTAAGAAAGTGCCTATCGTCGATGAAGAAGAGGTTTACAGCGGCGTTTGGGCTATTGTGTCGGTTACGTTCTTTGGCTACGACAAGAACGGTAACAAGGGCGTTGCTTGCGGCCTTAACAACATTATGAAGTTTAAGGACGATGAACACTTTGGCGGCAGCGTATTTCGCAAACCGCGAAAGGCGTAGGAGCGTCAGGGAGTTTAACCGCCGACACGCAAGTACCTACAGGCTTAACCGCCTCAATCAGCAGACCTTTAACAAGGCTTTCAACATCGTTTCGGACTTAGTAAAGAACGACGGGGCCGATATTGAGGTGATGTTTGATAATCAGGTAGTCTTTAACGGCTACATAGACATAACGGAGTTAGGCGAGCAACCCCAATTCTGGTATAACAAAGCCCTGTTAGACAAATACGGAATCGAATACTAAAGCATCATGCAGGAATTAGGAATAGACATAGAAACGTACAGCAGTAACGATTTGGTTAATTGCGGCGTTTACAAGTACGTTGAGGCCCCGGACTTTGCTATATTGCTTTTCTATTTCTTTGGGGGTAAACTCTTAGACCCGGCGCAATGGCGTTGCACGATGGTATTAGCCGCCCGGATGGGCTTACCGCTTTCGTTGGGGCAATGCGGCGAGGTGCTACGTTTGGCAGAGGGCAAAATGACAGAGGGTAAGGCCCTGATTAGATACTTTAGCGTACCCGCGCCAAAGACCGGCAAACGGCATCTACCAAGCGACGCGCCCGACAGGTGGCAAGTATTCAAAGAGTACAATATTAGAGACGTTGAGGTAGAACAAGCCATTAAGAAAAAGGTACAGCGTCTAAAGCCCGCCGCCTTTGACGAAGATTTGTACGTAGCCGACCAAGAAATTAACGACCGGGGCGTGATGATAGACCGCGTTTTGGTAGATGCAGCCGCCCGGTTTGACGAAGAGTATAAGGCCGAACTACTGAAACAGGCGCAGCAGCTTACCGGCATGGATAACCCCAACAGCCCGGCGCAGATTAAGGATTGGCTACACAAGGTAACGGGCTTTACCGTTGCAAGCCTCAACAAAGCCAACTTAGACGATTTGGATAAGAAACTTATCTATTGGCCCAAGGCGCAGCAGGTTTTGGCTATACGCCGGGAAATGGGTAAGACCTCTAACAAGAAATACGAGGCTATGCAGAAATGCGTCTGCAACGATGGCCGAATACATGGACTTTTGCAGTTTTGCGGCGCAGCACGTACAGGCCGTTGGGCCGGTAGGTTGGTGCAGGTGCAGAACCTACCGCAAAACCATTTGGAGAGTTTGGACTATGCCCGCAGTTTGGTACGTCAGGGCGACTTAGAAGAGTTTGAACTAAACTACGGTAACGTCACTTTCGTACTTAGCGAGTTGATACGCACGGCGTTTATTGCCGCGCCCGGCCACACTTTCCACGTTTGCGACTTTTCGGCTATCGAGTGCAGGGTTATTGCATGGTTGGCCGGTGAAGAATGGGTATTGGACGTATTCAGGACTAACGGCGACATCTATTGCGCCAACGCCTCTAAGATGTTCAAAGTACCCGTAGAGAAGCACGGACAAAACGCGGAACTACGCCAAAAGGGAAAGATTGCTACTTTGGCGTTGGGCTACGGTGGCGGCGTTTCGGCTTTGGAGGCAATGGGCGGTAGCCGGTTAGGACTTACCGAAGCCGAAGAAAAACAGATTGTAGCCCTTTGGCGTGACAGCAACCCGCGTATAGTCAAGATGTGGGGCGTTATAGAAAGGGCGGCTTTGACGGCCATTAAGACCGGCGAGAGCGTAACGGTATATCGTAATATCGTTATCGGCAAGCGTTGGGGTATGCTTACTATTACGCTACCGTCAGGGCGCACTATCTGTTACCCACGCGCCGAAATAGGCGCAGAGTATAACGATGGATGGCGAGGCGACCACGAAATAATAGAGTACGAGGGCCTTAACCAGACTACGAAGAAATGGGGCAAGGTACGTACCTACGGCGGTAAACTTACCGAGAACATAGTACAGGCCGTAGCCCGTGACATCTTAGGTATCGTAATACTACGCGCCAAGGCCGCAGGGCTTAACGTGGTTTTCCACATTCACGATGAGATAATAGTAGAGGCCACGCCCGACCAAACTTTGGCCGACGTTGAGGCCCTGTTTAGCAAACCGATTGAATGGTGCAGAGACCTACCCCTGAAAGGTGCAGGGTACACTACACCGTACTATCTGAAAGACTAACAATTAAAACTTAGGAAATATGAAAGAAGATGCAAAAGATTTGGCCGGTTGTAGTTTAGGCTGTTTCGGCGTTATTATCGCTACCCTGATAGTCGTAGACTTAATCGTTTTGGGTATCAAGTCCGTTATATGGCTTTGGAATTTGTAGACGTAAAACGGCAGAAACGACGTAGGACGCGAGAAAAGCCGCGAGGTGATAAATTACACACCCGACGCGAGAAACGCGCTTAGAGCGAGAATTTAACGAAATATTAACAATTAAACACCCTGAAAGAATGGAATCAAAGGAAATTGAGGCTCAAATTGAGCAGACAAACGCGCAGATTAACGATTTGCGAGGCAAAAAAGCAGACCTGTTGCGCCAACTCAAAGAGGCCAAGCAGGTAGAGTTTGAGGCACAGCACGGCGTTAAGTCAGGCGACAGAATCCAAACCAAGAAAGGCGAAGCGTACTACTATGATAGTTTCGGTATTGACGCTATCGGATTTGTGGTTATCTTTTGCCACCCGGTTAAGAACGATGGCACACCAAGCAAGGCCGTAAGGCATCTTTCGGAAAGTGATTTTTGAAACCCTCTAAATTTAGAAGATATGGAAGAAAAAGTAAAAGTTTGCGTAGAAGTTGATAAGCAGTTTATCCGCGAAGTCATGGTAGCGGTAGGCATTACAGCCGCCGACCCCAAGGCCGCTAACAAGTTGCTCGAAAAGATGGGTAACGAAATTGTCTTAGATGAAGCAATGATAGACGATGAAGATAAGAGCAAGGAAATGCGCTTTACCTTTGCGGCTATTGCTATCGGTGCAGCGGCTAAGATGGTAGACGCGGAAGAGACAGCAGAGAAACAAAACCCTAAAGAATAAAGCATTATGACAGAGAACCAAGAATTAAAGTTGCAACTTTTGGATAAGTTCGCAAACATCGAGAAGCCGGAAACGGTAGACTTTTGTAAGGCCGCTTTCGATTGGATAACCGAAGAGCCGATAGCAAAGCCAAAGGCCCCGGTAAGGGATGGGATAGCCAACGGCCCTTGCGGTATCATGGAAGAGTTACCCGATGGCATCTACTACGTTTTGGCCGACGGCAGCGTAGTACCGTTTATCCCTGATATGGGCGTAGATGGCAGCTTAGACGGTAGCCAAGTAAGGTACGTAGGTATCAAGTGGGGTAGCCGTAGCCTCAAAGTGGCTTTGCACGACGCAGCGGATGGCGAAGAGATTACGCTAACGTCAGGTAAGGACATAACCAAATACGACGGTTACAAAGACAACTATTTGGACGCGGTAGCCGATTGGAACGGCAAGGCCAACACCGAACACCTGAAAGCCATTGGACTTAACAAGGAAATCGTTTTGGCCGACGGCGAGTATATCCCAAGTTTGGGCGAAATGTACCTTATCTATCTGAATCGTAAGGCACTTAATCAGGCTTTGGAACTGATAGGCAGCGACCCGATTAAAGACGATTGGTATTGGACTTCTACCGAGTTCAGCGCGACCAACGCCTGGACTCTGTACCTCAGCAACGGCGGCGCCTACAGCGGCGACACTAAGGCATCGTACACGTATCGAGTTCGGCCCGTCTCAGCATTTATTAGTTAGTTCTTAATTGTTACACTTTAATCTTAGCCCGGCGAAAGCCGGGCCACTAAAAAGCAAAATCGTATGAACATAATAAACCAATTCAGAAGAAAAGTCCGTATCGTAGAGGAAGTTTGCGACACCCGGTATTTGCAGGCAGCACAGGAAGCCGAATACCACGTACCGCAGACAGATACGGACTACCCGGTTTACTTAACCGTGAAAGTTCAGGTAAAGGTAGCGTTTGTTTGGGTTACGGTATGGGCTGAAAGTTGCGACATAACCGACGGCGACACGCCAATGGATAATGAACTTTGCGGCACTTGCTTATCTTACGACCCGGATAAAGAGACACAGGGCTTTGGCGAGTTGCATAGTATCAGGTTGTCAGGTGAGCGAGTGCCAACAAAGTTGCATAGATTGGCGTAATAGTGGAGGGCCTGACTATGAACGAAAAGAAAGACTTTTGCGTAACGGCGATTAACCGCCTTACGGGTGAGCGCGAAAGAATATCAGGGCATTTGACTAAGAGTAAAGCCGAATCAGAACGCGCCCGCCTGGTGACGATAAGGCCGGAGAAACGGCCCTACATCTACCCGCTTATAGCGGAGTACCCGAAACAACTTAATTTATTTTCAAACAATTTAGACGTATGAAATTCAAAGTAGATAGAAACAGACTTTTAGAGGCTATGCAGAAAGCAAGCCAAGCAATAACAGGCAAAAGCAGCCGTTTACTAAACGAGATTTGCCGAAGTTTTGTTTTTAAGGCAAGAAATGAAAGTCTAACCGTCATGGCTACCGGCGGCGACATATTTATTAGTACGTGGGTAAGCATCGAAAACACAGACGGCGATAAAGACTTTGCCCTGTACGCGCCCCAATTCCTGAAAGCCATTAAATCGGTAGACCCACAGGAACTAACGATAGAGGTTTTAGAGTATCAGGTTATTGTTACGCATGAGGTAGGCAGCTTTACACTACCATTAACGGATATGGGCCAAGTATGCTACCCGGAAGCGGACAGCAAAACGGTATTGGACTACAGCCGCGTACACCGACACACCTTTGAGGCCCCCGGCTTGCTTTCCATCCTGAATAAGTGCAAATACGCAATGGCCGGAGATGAATTGCGCCCGGTGATGAATGGCGTAGTTATGAGCCTCAAAGAAACCCACACCGATTTTGTGGCATCCGACGGGCATAAGTTAGTACGCATCCGCAAAGCCTCAATTACTGACAGCCGCCCCGCAGACTTTATTTTTCCCAAAAAGGTAGTCAATATCCTGTTAAAGATATTGCCTAAGACGGGATTTGTAGATACGTGGTTTAATGAATATGCCGTTGATTGGAAGAGCGAGGAACACCCCGGAGAGCAAACGCCAAAGTCGGGCTGTCTTATGAGCGTTGAGGGTACGGAAATTCTGTTTAAGCCCATACCGGGCCGCTACCCGAATTACAACAACGTAATACCCACTACGTTTACTAAGGAACTTATCATAGACCGCAAACAACTTTTGAAGTCGCTACAGCGTCTTAGTCAGTTCACAGCGGAAAGCGGGCTTATTAGATGGAATCTTAACCCTACCCGCCTGATGCTACAGGCCGAAGATACCGATTTTTCGGTAAATGGCAGCGAGACTTTGCCCTGTACGTACAAAGGTGAGGTTTGCCGGTTAGTATTTAAGGACTATTCGTTTGTTCAGACCCTACAGAATAGTACAGCACCAGAAATTGTAATGAAAGGCAGCGGAGTTACTACCGCGTTTATTATCGAGCCTATCCAACAGCCGGATAACGAAGAAGTGACTATGCTACTTATGCCAATGTTAATAAATGACTAAGGAGGTATGAGCAGAAAAGACAGAGACCGCGAAAGATATTTGCGAGACCGGGAAAACAGGTTACTACACCAAGTCGATTATTACAAGGCTAACCGCGATAGAATCCTGACACGCAAGCGCGACACCGGCAATATGAAATATGGAAGTTTACGTAAAAGATAATAATATGGAGTATATAGATTTTCTACGTTCAAAAATGGCTATCAGTAGCCAAGAGGGGTTTGAGATTAGCGAGGGCGAACTCACACCCTCACTTTACCCGCACGTTAAAGATACGGTACGTTGGGCGGTACGCGGAGGTTGCCGCGCTATCTTTAGTAGTTTCGGTATGCAAAAGACCGTAACGCAACTGGAGATACTACGTATTATCACAATTCATAAAGGCGGCAAGGCACTTGTTATTTGCCCAAAGCGCGTTATCGTAGAGTTTACGACACAGGCCAAGAAGCATCTTAATATGAATATTGCGTATGTGCGCAACATGGCAGAGGTGGAAGAGGCCGCAAAGGAATACGACGTAATGGTTACTAACTACGAGCGCGTCAGAGACGGAGAGGACGGAGTACGGATAAATCCGGCCTACTTTATTGCTACGTCACTTGACGAGGCAAGTTGTCTACGTGATTACGGCTCAAAGACCTATCAGGAGTTTTTGGCCCTGTTTGCCAACACGCCATATAAGTTTGTGGCCACTGCCACGCCGTCGCCTAACAACTACGTGGAAATGATACAATATGCCGGGTATTTGGGTATCATGGACACAGGCCAGGCAATACAGCGTTTCTTTAAGCGCGACCAGACCAAAGTAAACAACCTGACTTTGTACCCGCACAAGGTAGATGAATTTTGGACGTGGGTTAGTACGTGGGCGTTGTTCCTGACCAAGCCGAGCGATTTAGGCTATGAAGATGTAGGCTACGAGTTACCGCCGCTTAACGTCTATCAGGAAGTGGTAGCCGCTGACAACTCCACAGCCGGGGCAGAGGCAGACGGGCAGAAGAAACTATTCCGCGACGCGGCTATAGGACTAAAAGACGCGGCCAAGGAACGCCGCGACAGCATCCCGGCAAAGGTGCAGAGAATAGTAGAGATACTTAACCGCCCGGAGAACGTGAACGACCACTTTATTATTTGGCACGATTTGGAAGCAGAGCGGGAGGCCATTTGCAAAGCAGTAGACGGATGCAAGGCAGTATATGGCAGTCAGGCAGACGATGAGGCCGACCAGATAATAGACGATTTCAAAGAGGGCAGATTAAAGTACCTTGCAGCCAAACCCGTAATGTTAGGCGAGGGCTTGAATTTCCAATACCATTGCCACAAGGCCATAATACTTGTATCTTACAAGTTCAACGACGGCGTACAGGCAATAGCCCGCATACATCGTTTTATGCAAAAGTACCCGGTAGACCTGTATATAGTCTATGCAGACAGCGAGCAGGAAATTTACAAGTCGTTTATGACTAAGTGGGCTAACCACAAAGAAATGGTAGAGCGTATGACCGATATAGTACGAAAGAACGGATTAGCCACTACCAACGCCACAGAGAAACTAAAGCGTTATTTCTTTTCACAGCGTCAGGAAAAACGCGGCCAACTTTGGCGGGCTATCAATAATGACAACGTACTGGAATGTCAGACAATGGCCGACAATTCAGTAGGACTAATCGTTACGTCTATCCCATTTAGTAACCAATACGAATATACGCCGTCTTACAACGATTTCGGACACAATGAAGATAATAACAAGTTCTTTGAGCAAATGGACTATCTTACGCCCGAACTATTGCGCATATTGCAGCCCGGACGTATCTTAGCCGTACACGTCAAGGACAGAGTAGTAAGCGGGTTTGTTTCCGGGGCCGGTTTCCAAACCGTCGTACCATTCAGCGATTTGTCAGTATTGCACTACATTAAGCACGGTTTCCAATATGGCGGGCGCATTACGATTGATACCGACGTAGTGCAGGAAAATAACAAGTCTTACCGACTTGGATATACTGAAATGTGCAAAGACGGCAGTAAGATGTCGGTTGGTTGCCCTGAATATATTTTGATTTTCCGCAAAGTACCGTCAGACCGTAGCAACGCCTACGCAGACGTACCCGTAGTTAAAGACAAGAGCGCGTACTCACTTGCACGATGGCAGATAGACGCGCACGGTGATTGGAAGTCGAGCGGCGACCGCCTGTTAGACTATGAAGATGTTAAAGGCATGAACTTAGAGGGAATCCGGGCGTTTTTCCACAAGTACAGCAAAGAACACCTGTATAACTACGAAGCCCATGTAGCATTTGCCGAGGGATTGGAAAAGGCAAAGCGTCTATCCAAGCAAGATATGATAGTAGCCCCGGCAAGCCATAGCGATATGATTTGGGATTTGCAGGACTACCAACGCGCCAAGACGCTTAACAGCAAACAGGCACGGGGTAATAAGATGGTGCATATTTGCCCGCTACCAATCGACTTAGTAAACCGTTGCATCGAGCGTTGGAGCAACAAGGGCGACGTAGTGTTTGACCCATTCGGGGGCATCCAGACCGTACCCTATTGCGCCGTACTGAAAGGCCGCAAAGGACTTAGTACGGAACTAAACCCCGACTATTGGCACGACGGCATAGCCTATCTTATGGACGCAGAGAAAGAGGTTTATACGCCTACGTTGTTTGACCTTTGGGCGCAAGGCGGCTTAGAGGAATACAAAGAGGCAGAGGCAAAGAAAACAAAGCGAACTAAAAAGGCTACTGCAAAATGAGAAAGATAGATATAAACCGCCGTTACAGGAGTTGCGCAATATATTGCGTAACGATAGGCCGTAAGAACGATGGCCGGGGCCATATTACATGGAAAGCCCTTGAAGAAAAATTTGGTATTGGTTGGGAATCTTTGACCAACGAACTAAAGGTAAACGGCATATTGCACGGCACGGTAGGTTATATGTACCTAACGCCGCGTTGGGCGGCTATGACAGCAGCGGAGCAGATGGAAGAAATTAAGAAGATTTACCCTTATCCCTATAACGAAAGATGATTGTACTTAGTTTATTCGACGGTATGAGTTGCGGACAAATCGCTTTGCGCGAATTGGGCGTTACGATAGAAAAATACTACGCAAGCGAGGTAGATAAGTTTGCCATTGCAAACACGATGGCCAACTTTCCCGACACGGTGCAGTTAGGCGACGTGCGAGATATTGACGCTACGGCGTTAGGACATATCGACTTACTGATAGGCGGTAGCCCGTGCCAAAGTTTTTCCTTTGCCGGGAAACGCGCCGGTATGAGTACCAAGACTAACGAAAAGATACTGACTTTAGATAGATACCTGGAGTTAAAGAAACAGGGCTTTGAGTTTGAGGGCCAAAGTTACCTGTTTTGGGAATATATCAGAATCCTACAGCAAGTCAGGCAGACCAACCCCGGCGTTTTCTTCATGCTTGAAAACGTGGAAATGGGTAAGCAATGGGAAAGCGTCATAGACGAAGCGATAGGCGTTAGAGGCGTACACATAAACAGCGCGTTAGTGTCAGCGCAGGTAAGAAAGCGTATCTATTGGACTAATATACGTGCATTCCAAAGCGCGATGTTTGTACCGCCTGACAGCGCGATACCGCAACCAAAGGACAGGGGTATTTTGCTAAAGGACATCTTAGAAACAGACGTACCGCAACGCTACTACCTGAAACCCGAAGTAGTGCAGAAACTCTTAGCCCACAGCGAGAGGAACAAAGAGGCCGGTAACGGCTTTGGCGCAACGCCACGCGGGGGGGGGAGAAAATGAACGCTCTTAGAGTTGGCGGCAGATGTGTTTACGACTTAGTATTAGTTGAACATGAAAGAGTTTGTAAAGATGGACTACAAAGGCAGAGTTTCACCGAATCAGGACAAAGCAAATTGCCTATCGACTAAGAACTATCATAGCGACATGGATTTGATTTGTGTAGCCCAAAGAGGACATGAGTACAGAGGCGA